ATGTATGCGGACTCGGGCGCTGGGTATCAAGTAGTTGGCGCGACAAAGGCGGGCGCTGTCACAACCGGCGGTAATACCAGGGCGTCTCTTCCGATCACGATGTGTAAAACGCTCACGAACGTGCAGAGCGTACGGATCAAAGTAGTTGCAGGCCGGTCTGTCATAGCAACCGGCGGAACCTACTACACGTCAACGCTGCGCAACATCACCATATCTGCGTTGGGAATCGCGCGATGAATACAGCCTTCTTCAATGAGATGGGCGGACTTCTGTGCATAGCAGAAGGCGACAATCTATTAGACGAGGTTCCAGGTGCTGCACACGTTGCGGCTGTTGACCCGCGTCTGACTGCTAATGACATTTGGTTTGACGGTACAAGCGTATGCCTGAGACGCCTATTCGCTGTGTCAGTAAGCACCAATCAAATACAAGGCCTCCCGGTCGGGACTCTTGTCATTACGCCCACCGAAAGCTACGAGGTGGATGACGGAGACATTGAGTTTGTCGTCCAGTACAGCTGCGTAATGAAAGCCACATTAGAACATCCACACTTCGTGACAACTACTGTTGAGGTTCCCTGTGAAGGTTGAGGTCAAGCAGGACTACCGTGATTTGCGGAAGTCAGATTATCCGCCGATAGCCGAACAGCTGGATGCGATGTGGAAGGGTGGTGACGCTCTCGAGGTTATGCGCGTACGCATCCTGGAAGTTAAACAGAGGTTCCCGAAGAATGATTCTCGCGGTTGATATCCGAAAAGTGTGGGACATCATCGTTGATGGACTCCTACAGGTTAAACATCAGACTGGTGCGGAATGGCGTCCAGAGGATATCTATCATGCGGTTCTAAGCGGCAAATCTTTCTTGTTCATGGATTCTTCCGATCAAGAGAGTTTTGTTGTATTGAATGAATACAGCCACCCGTATCTATCAGAGCGAGTGATGATCGTCGACATTGCCTACAATAAGACGGGCGATGCGATTGATCGTTACCAGGCGCAAATGGAGGACATAGCAAAGGAAGCAGGGTGCGCGTTCGTTGAGTTCTCTTCCCCAAGAGCGGGATTCAAGAGAGTCGCAGAAAAACACGGTTACGAAACTGTCTGCACGATCTATAGGAAGAGACTTAATGGGTAAGAGTTCACCGCCTGATGAGACTCCTGAAGCCAAGGCTTTGGCACAGGTTTCTGCCGAACGCTTTAATCGGTACAAGCAGGTTTTCGCTCCGCTCGAGGACGCCTATATCAAGGACGTGTTCAACGTCCGTGACCAGGGCAACTATGAAACTGCTGGCGGTATTGCATCAGCGCAGTACCAGCCTGAGTTTGAAAAGGCCAAGAGCCAGCTGGACAACGAGATGTTTAGCCAGGGTGTCGATCCGACATCTGGCGCATTCCAGCAGAACAGCGCCGCCCTTCGTCGCGCCCAGGCAGTCAAGCAGGGCATTGGCATCAGCGGTGCCAAGGTGCAGAACACCGACCGCTTCTATCGAGGCCTGCAAGGCGTGATCAACATGGGCCAGGGGCAGGCATCGCAGGCCATCAGTGGCTTGAGCGGCATTGCCAAGACAGCGACTGAGAACGCCGTCAACCAAGCAGAGAACTCGTTCAATGCAGGCAGCGCAGCGCGGAAGGGTGTTCTCGGCGTCGCGGGGATGGCGGTCAGTCCCTTTGTCGATAGCAAGCTGAAGTCTGCTTCTGGCTTAGGAGGCTGATAGATGGGTTTCTTTGACAACCTTTCCCAGATCATGGGTCCGAACTACCAGTTTCCGAACGGGTTTAACTCGGCATATGCCCCGTACGCTAGTCCAGTTACGTCCGGTGCTGCACCAGCCGGGGGTTTGTATGGTGGGCCAGTGTCCTATTCGCCACAGACAAGCGCATTCAGTGGCGTTGATCCGTACAGCTATTCCTTTGACCAAAAGAAGGGTGCGTCGAAGCTGTCTGCGGACGTGATTCGCGCGCAGTACGCAGACTACCAGCAACGCTTCGCGCCCATCGAGGACTACGCGGTTGGTTTGCTGCGTGATCGTGGAACAGCTGACGGCCAATACGATATAGCCCGCGCGCAGGAGTCGATCACCAGCGCCGGAAAGAATATCCAAGGCCAGCAGGAGCGATCCTTTGGCCGCTACGGGTTGAACTTCACCGGAAGTCCGGTTGCTGGTTCAAACGAGATGACTGGCGCAATGGTCGGTGCAATGAACCAGGCGCGGTTTGCGGACGAAGATCGTCGTCTGCAACTGCTTGGCGGCGGTGGCGGCGGTCCAAGCATGGGCGCTGCGGATCAAGGGGGTTAATCATGGCAGGTCTTATCGGAGCAGGTCGCAGCACTCTTAGCCAGGCGACGGGTGGCTTTTCAAACGTAGCTGCGTTTGAGGCTGCGCGTAATCAGTCCGCCGACAACATGAAAGCGGCGCGCAATGCGCAGCGCATGAGTGCCGTTTCTACCGGCGCAGGTATCGGCGCGTCCATTGGCCTGAAGGGCGTGATGGCTGCGAAGACCGCTGCCTCGGCTGTGCCAACGATATCGACAATAGCGCCGACTCTTGCTGCTGCTGCTGCTCCCACTACCGCAGCCACCACTATCGGCGCGGCTGCTCTGCCAACGGCAACTGCGGCTCTTGGAACAGGGGCGGCTGCCGGAACTGCCGCCGCCACGGGGGCGGCAACAACTGCGGCTGCCACAACGGCTGCGACGACTGCGGCTGCTGCTGGTACGGGTGCTGCGGCTACCGGCGCGATGGCAGCGATTGGGGCAATTGCTACGCCGCTTCTCATTGGCGCTGGTGCGGCACTGCTGCTCGACAGCATCTTCGACATTTTCTGAGGAACACCCAATGGCGCTTCAATACATCGATCCATTTGAGGGTTTCACCGGAGGCCTGAAGCTTGGCCTAGACACCATCAAGGGGTTCCGCGACGAGAAGCGCCAGGACGAAGATCGCGCCTTCAACAAGCAGATGGCTATCGAAGCCAATGACCGTGCAAAGGCAATGCAGTCGCTTGCCACGGCTGAGGGCGCTCGCAGTCAAGGCACGTACGACTACAACGTAACGCAGCGGCCAAGGCAGGAGAAGGCTGCGGATGCCACTCTTCAAGGCATTACTCTCGAGAACGATGGCAGGCGAATCGCGAACACGAATGCGCCAATTCTCCTGGCGGACACGCTCAAGACTTCAGCGTCTACCCGCGCCGGCAATGCCGCTCAGATTAGGCAGGGGGACGCAAGAATCGCGCTTGAGCGTCAACAGCAGAACCGTCTCGATCTTGAGCAGGAAGACACGGCGGCTTTCAGGGCGTTCTCTCAGTACGTTGACCGGCCAAACCCCGCGTTGATTCAGAACAATCCACGCATAGCGTCCTCGATTCTAAAGCTGACTGGCGCGGCTGTCGGAGCGCCGAAGCTTCTTGATGCAGTGCAAAACCCGTTTGGTGCATGGCGCAACAACTCGGATGATCGCCGCACGGTTCTCAGCTACGCCAACATCAATCGCAGCGATGCCGCAAGGCGACTTGGCTTGGATGCAGGAACTACGGCTGCCATTGACCTGCGGCCATCTAAAGGGCGTGAAGGTATCGCAGAGGTGACGTTCGTTGGGTACGACCCCAAGTTGAAGCAGATCGTCCAGCGCACTGCGCCATACCACGCCGAGAAGCTGTTCGACAAAAGCGTCGTTGTTGGCAACACGTTCAATCGCATCCGCAACGATCCGAAAGCGCGGGCTGCCGCTGTAAGTGGATACGCATACTCAGACCCGCAGCAGTTTCAGAAGACGGTCAAGTACGAAATCGACCGCCGCAAGAGCATGGTCAAGGGTATGCAGGATGGCACTTATGAAGCTACTCCGAACACCCCGTCAGTCCAGGTGCTGATGTCTGAAATCCAGAAGCTAGAACAGGGTGACCAGGCAATGACTGAGCGCGCTGTCTTCCAACGCATGGGCGGTATCGGCGCGGAAAATAACTTGAACCAGATGTACCTGGCCCTTGATCGCGTGATGGATGCAAAGGGATTTGATGAAAAGCAGGCAGTTGATTACATCAACAAGACGCTTGGTTTGGCGATGGGCAACAACGCGGCCTTCAACGAACTGATGACTGGCGCTGGCATTAACACGTCTGGTGTTAAGGGTGCAGGCAAAGACCCGGCTGCCCGTGCATCTCAAATTTTGCAGGCACTATCCCGTCTTTAATGCTACTGACGGCGTAGTAGAAGACCCGCATTTCAGGATGACAGATGGCTAGTAACTACCTTGACGATTGGTTTGCGAAGTACTCTGGCGGCGGGGAAGGTGGTAGTCAGCCTGCTGCTGCGACTAGCCCTGCCGCAACAAAAATCCAGAGCCAGATTGCACGAATCGATGAGGTTGCCGCCAAGAGGAAGGCAGGCTTAAAGGACAGCGCCGTCCAGCGTGGCATCAGTGCAGTAAATGATTTCCTCACGCCGTTCAGCGATGGCGACGAAATCACGAACAGCATAAATAGTCGCCGTCAGGAACTGCAATCAGAACTGGATACGATCAACCGCCAGGGCGGCGTAAAGAAGAATGAAGGCTTCGTCGATGATGTGAAGTCTACCTTTCGCTCTGGCGTTGGGTCGCTCAAGACTGGCACTGCTTACCTCGGCAAGAAGGCCGGACTAGACACGTCCGCACTTCAAGGGAGCGGTGAGGTTGACCAGGCCGTTGCGCAGGAGTCGTTCTCAGATGAAACCAAGCGCATCCGCGAAGAGGGCGTCTTTGGTGATCAAAAGGGAATTGCAGATCGCGCCTATGCCGCCGTTCTCGGTGTAACCGAATCAACGCCAGGACTTCTGGCGACGATACCTATCACGGCTGCTGCCGTAGCCGCTCTTCCAGAGGCGGCTGCCCTAGCAATCGGCGCTCGCGCTGTTCCAGTTCTGGCATCACGCGCGCCCTGGCTTCTTCGTGCTATCGGGGTGACGGCAGAACAGGCTGCGACAACGCAAGGGGCGGTCATTGTTGGCCGGCAGCTGGTCGGCACTTTGGCGGGGACAGTTACTGAAGGCGTTCAGGCGGCTGGCTCTGCTGGTTACGAAACAGAAGGCCAGATCAAGAGGCAGATCGACGCCAACCCGGAAGCATTTGCACAGAGTGAACTGGGGCGCAGCCTGCTCGAGAAGACGAGCGGCGACCTTGCGAAGGCGAGGGATATGGCAGCCTCGGATGTGGCCGGCAATGTCGCGCTGACCACTGGCTTTGCCACGTCACTCCTCGCCATACCTGGATCGGCGTTTGAGTCTCGCATTGTTAGCGGACTCGCCAGGAAAGGCTTCATGAAGGAAGCCGCTTTCGGCGCTGTAGGTGAAGGCCTTCAGGAAGCGCCACAGTCTGGCGCGGAGAAGCTGATCTCGAACGTCGGTATGCAATCTGTTGGCTCAGAGGTCGGAACATTTGAGGGCGTTGGGCGAGCAGCTGCTGAAGGCGCTGTCGTTGGTGGATTACTTGGCGGCGGCGTAGGCACTGTTGGTGGCGCACTGACGCCTTATGAGCGTACGCCTCCGCCACAAGGTAAAGACGATGAACTTGCCGCTGCGCTCGATGCGGAGCGGGCGGTGGCGGGACAGCCTGACAGGGGTGGCAGGACGCTCGAGTCACCGAACACGCTGATCGACCGCGAGGTGTCGGCTCTCGACGAGCAGATGGGGACGCTTCGTGTGGGCGGGCTAAACCTGACACCGACGCAGATCATGCAAAGTGCGCGGGCGAACGAACGCGATCCGCGCATCGCCAACATCATGTCTCAGCCAGTGTCTCCGCAGACAAAGGTAGAGCAGGTTGCGCGCATCCTGAACGCAGAAGACGCATCACGTCTCGAGCCGCAGGTCGTGCAGAAGATCACGCCTCTAGTCGGCGGTACGAACAAGCTTTCGCAGACACGCGCGGCTATTGAGACTGAACTGTCCAAGGTTGACGAAGCGGTTATCGCGGAGTCGCCGATTCTTTCTGCGATGGCCCAGGCCGTAGCGAAGGACGAAAAGGGCAAGTACGCAATGGGCGGCAAGCAGGCGGTTGATGCCGTGCGCGGTGCCGTCACCGGGTATCGTCCAACTGCGCCCCAGGGGCAGACGGTGTTTGTACGCCCTGAACGTGGCGGAGATGGCGGCGTCTCCATGACGCAGGATCAGGTCGCAGAAGAGCGCCAGCGTGAACGCGAAGCAGGACAGGCATTCGATCTGGCAGACCGCCGTCAGCGGCGGTACGAGAGCCAGACCGGTGTTGGCGGGCAGCGTGAAGACCTGCGCCCTGGTGCGTCGGAGCCGGAATCGCAAATCTTCCTCGACCCCAAGGCCTATGGCGAGCAGCTTGGCTGGACTCCCGCCACCCTGGTTGCTTCCGAAACGCCTGGCATGGTCCGTGTCCAGTACGAGTCCACATCCGAAATGGGTGCCGATGGCGCACCCGTCATTATCTCCGACGAGGTTTCTCTCAATGACCTGGTGGGCCGTGTTGTGCGCGGCAGTCCCCGCCTGACGCAGGAGTTCGCTCGCGACCAGCGTCGCCCACAGGCTGGTGTTGGCACCGGCATGGCCGGACCGCGCAACTCTATCGACCGCACCTCGAGCAAGTCTCTGACGACCACGCCGGAACCTGGTCCGCCGATGGTGCGACCTGTCGAGCCGAACTTCCGGTACGAAGGTACACGCCCGAACTCAGGGCGTGGGTCGCAGTCTGCCCAGCCGGCGGCGCAGCAGGACACGCTGCCCTCTCCCCAACAGGATGCCGCTCCAACTCCGCAGGACACGCTTCCCGCTCCCCAACCGAAGCTTGAAGACAACACTGATCAGCAGGATGGCGGCGAGCAGTATTCAGGTCGTGCGTCCAAGCGCCAGAAGCGGGTCTACGGCACACAGGAGAAGGTTGCACCAGCAGCCAAGGAAGCGCAGCCAGCCAGCCTGCCAGCACAAGGAGCCGCGCAGCCAAAACAGGCTGACAATCGCGCCACGGATGCACGTGACGCAGACAGCGCAACGCCGGACGAGGCGCGGGCAGCACCAAAGGCTGAACAGGTCGACTACAAGGCCGTCATCCAGGATCGTCTGGACAAGCTTGCGGTACGTGGGCGTCAGGGCAAGGTTCTCGCGAACCGTATCCGCAGCCTGATGAAGGACAAGAACCTCACAGCGACGCAGCTGTACCACGCCTTCCAGATGGGCGAGGTGATGTCTCGAGTCCTGCCGAAGAATGCCGGCATCGACATCCTCTTTGTCCCTTCATTGACGGCAACAGACGCAACTGCGGCAGCGAACAGCGCCACCAGGGTGGGTGAGGAAATCCCTGGCAAGGTGCAGATGTATGAGATCAGCCAGAACGGTTTCCGTGGCCTGATCACCATGTCGCTTAGTGACAGCGTCTTGTCCGTCGCACGTGAGAACGCGGCGCACGAAGCGTTCCATGTGGTCCAGGATATGCTTTTTGCATACGACCGACCCGCGTTCGATCAGATCAACCAGTCGTTCTTCGACGGTATGCGGATCGATGATCTGGATGCCAGCATCCTGCGTACCCTCAAGACACTGTCACTCAATGGCCAGACAAGCGTCTACGAAAGTCTGAAGTCGGACTTCGGCAACACGCCGTTTGGCAGTTCGTTCGAGGCACAGGCAGTAGCCTTTGGCGCATTGGTGGACGCCAAGGATCGCGGCAGCCAGATGAAGGGTCTGAAGGCCAGCTTCATCCGCGTTGTGGATATGCTCGCCAACTTCCGCCGTGAATTTAAGAACGGCCTGGACAAGTCTGGTGTTCAGTCTGTGGCAGAAATCTTCGACGGATACCGTGCAGGCAAGGCGCAAGAGAACCTCACCGAACGCGCCCCTTTGGCCGGCGAAGGTCGCGCGAGCGCAGAGCAGTACACTGCCCGTGGCGTGTTCCCAGTTCCGCAGCGCCTCTTCGACAAAGTCGGCGTTCCGGAAGAGCAGCGGACCCGTGGCGGAACCTACATCGATCCGAAGAACCGCGAGGTTTTCACGGGTCGCACGTTTGGTGACGCCACCATCTCGATCAATCCAGAGACGGGCAGCCCGTCATTCGTGATTGACGATGCGACTGAGACAGAGGCGATGACGCCGAAGGATGGGACGACCGTCAGGACGAACCTGTTCAAGCAGAAGGCCGGCTGGAAGTGGGTTGGAGACGACCGCCCTGCCAAGACAGTGGTGAGCGTCGAAACGCGCGGCAAGCATTTCTATACGCTGGCAACGAAGTTCGACACGCCAGTCACCCTGAAGTCATACCCTGACGCGCCGTCTGAACCGCGCCTGCGTCCGACGACGTTTGGCGAGATCACGCTTGGCGAACAGATCGGCGAGATCGACGTGCGCGGCAAGCTTCACCCTGTCTATGAAGGCGTCACCGTCCACGCGAGGGGTGTCCAGTACTCCGCCAGGACCGGCAAGGGCAAGAGCCAGAAGCCTGAATACAAGCATCCGGAGATCGGTGCGCAGAAGATCAAGGTTCCGCTGCGTGGGACATCCACCATTCCGTTCCTGTACGACAACGGCAAGGACAAGGCGGAGCAGACGCCTGGCAAGTCCATGGCCTTGAAGGACTCTGTCCAGTTCATCCAGGCGCGCACACGCACCGCTCTCATGAACCGCTTCGGCATTGACCGGATCGTCGGGCCGAACCCGGATACAGACGCATACCTGTCCCAGACCATTGCATCGGAAGCGGAGGCCGCAATCCTGAAGGAGCGGGCCACAGGCAATCGCTCCGCGCTCGACTGGTACACAAGCGCAATTGAGAACGCTATCGATGAAGCGTCGGCCATCTACCCGATGCTGACCAGCGACAACGCCGCAATGGCCCGGAACAACCAGCTTGGCTTCCGTGGCAAGGAGGACGCCCGCGTCGCCTTCACCCTCGCACTGTCGATCACCTCGCAGAACATGAAGGTGCGTGACAACGCCAGGGCAACGGTCGAGCAGTTTGACGTGTTCCTCGAGACTGGTCGCTTCGATCCTTCGCGCTCCTACGGGACGAAGGCACCGTCGATTTCTGGGAACCTGGCCCTTGCGAACTTCATGCTCGAGCAGGTCTTCGACAGGAACATTGCCAACTTCGGCTCGTTCCTCAACACCGAGTTCACCGTCTCTGAACTGAACGGCATCGCGAAAGGCATCGCCAAGAAGGGCGGTATGGACAAGCCTCCGTTCTCCATCAGCGGAGAGCAGGCCTCTGAGATGGTCTACGGTTCAGCAATCTTTGGCCCGAAGATCGGCAACGGCTTCTACCAGAACCTGAACCGCAACTTCTCGCCGGTCACGATTGACCTGTGGTTCATGCGCCTGTGGGGTCGCCTGACGGGTACGCTGGTCGGTAACGACGCCGCCATCGCCAAGCAGCTGCAAGGCCTTCGTGATGCCATCGAAGCCGACAGTCATCCAACCATGAAGGTTCCGGATGGCTATGTCGAAACGGTAAAGAATGCCACCGAAGAAGAGATGGTCGGGGTCGCTGTCCAGATGACGGCTGAGTGGGAGCGCCAGTACAAGGCCTTCCAGAAGCAGGGTCTGACATCGAAGGAAATCACTGACCAGAACTTGAAGCCGGAGTGGGCATACAAGGCGGTTGCCATTGCAGGGCAGCTGAAGCCTAACGATGCGCCGACCAGTGGTGGGCAGCGCAAGTGGATTCGCGATGTTGTTAAGACATCCGTGGCAATGCTCGCCAAGAATGGCTACAACGTGACGCCCGCAGACCTCCAGGCGCTGGTGTGGTATCCTGAAAAAGACCTGATCAACCTGTTCAAGGAAGGCAAGCTTGAGGCCAACCTCAATGTGTCATATGACACAGCCTTCAAGGAACTCGCTGCGCGGAGAAACGCAAATGACCAGACAGCCGACACCAATGCAGGAGACGGAACTGGCGACGGCAATGCACGACGCAGCGATGGTGGACGCCGTGCCGACGAAACCCTTGGACAAGCAGACCAAGCTTTGGCTGCGGGAACAGTTGAAGAAGAAGGGGATAAAGTTCGACGAACCCTCCCTGGACAAAACCGCCAAAGGCTGATCGACCGTGGGGCTATGTACTCTGGCCGCACCGGGTCGGCTGAGTTCAAGTCCTGGTTCCGCGACAGCAAGGTCGTCGACACTGACGGCAACCCGCGTGTCGTCTACCACGGCACAACGTCAGAGATATCTGAGTTCAAGCCAACGAATGGCGTGAACGGCCAAATCTGGGGTGCGGGTTACTACCTCACGCCTGACGCTAGGTATGCCAGTTCGTTCGCCAAGGACTTCACGAAGCCGCGCGCTGATGAGGATACCGGCGGCAACGTGATGCCGCTGTATGCGTCCCTGCAAAACCCCCTGCAAGACGCGCAGGAAATGACCGACATCAAGCGCGAGGTTGGCAGCAACGGGGCAGCCATCACTGCTGAGGTTAAGCGTCGTGGGTATGACGGCGTCGACATCACTATCGGCGGTCGCCCAATCGTCGTCGCATTCGAGCCGGCGCAGATCAAGTCCGCCGTCAGCAACAGCGGCAAGTTTGATCCGGAAGATGCTCGCATCCAATACTCGGGTCGGACAGGATCGGCTGAGTTTAACAGTTGGTTTGGCGACAGCCAGGTTGTCGATAAGAACGGCGACCCCTTGGTCGTTTACCACGGCAGTCCCAACCGTGGCATCGAGGCTTTCGATACAACTCGGGTCACGCAGCGCAGCGCAAGAGGTGATCTTGCCGGGGCGTATTTCACATCAGAGCCATTTTCCGCATCCAACTACGCCCGCACTACGGGTTCAAAGGAGCGTGGGAAGGTCTACTCCACTTATCTCAAGATCGAGAACCCGCTCGACACCACGGATGCCATTCGTCGCTATCTGCGTCGCGGAATGTCGTTCAACGATGCGAAGCAGAAGGCGCTCGAGGCGCTTACCCCTGAGAATGATGGGGTGATCTTCCGTGGGAACGGGATCAACACGCCTGAGTATGTTGTCTTCAGTCCGACGCAGATCAAGAGCGCGACGGATAACAACGGGAACTTTGATCCAAACGATGAGCGGATTCGCTACTCCGCTCGCCGTGGTCAGCGGTACACGGGCGGCGTGTCGCAGTCGATGATGGACAAGGTCGTCTCGAATGAACCGGAACCTGGTGTATTCGGCACCTTCCTAGACAAGATGGTCGGTCGTCGTGGCGGCGAGTCGCGTCGCCGCGCACTTGTCCGGAACCTGGTCAGCGACAAGGACGGAATGTTCATGCTTGATCGGATGCTCGATGCCGCACAGCGCGGCGTGGACATCTCTGACGGTCGCGTTCCGGTTGATGGCTCGAGCGTTGGTCGGGCGATGGAGATGGCGTCTCAGTCATCTGGCGTTGTGCAGGCTGCTCTTGAGTATGGCCCGCCAGTATTCGATGGCGATCTGACCACCATTCACCAGGATATCCCAGGCCTGTTCGATATCTTCGCGCCAATTGGCGAGGAGAAGGCTGATGCGTTTCAGACCTACGCTGTTGCGCGTCGTGAAAAGGAACTGCGCAGCGGTGGCCGCGTTGGCTTTACCACACTAACTGATGAAGAAATCAGCGAGACGTTGAGTAATGCAGACGCTGAGTTCAAGACGGTCTTCGATAACTACCAGGCCTTCAACCAGGTCGTCCTCGACTACGCTGTTGATACCGGCCTGATGACCAGTGAACTTGGCGACAAGCTGAAGTCAATGGACTACATCCCGTACTACCGCGCTCTTGAACTCGACAGCGGGGAACTCGATGTTCTTGGCCCGAACATGGGCGAGGCCTTGAATAACCCGAAGTCGGCACTGGACTTGCGGCTGAAGGGTGGAGACACCGGACTCGGCAATCTGTACGAGAACTTGATCCGCAACACGCAGTCGATCCTGTCTGCGGCGCGAAAGAACCTGGCTCTTCAGGAGGCAGCTGACGCTATCGATGCCCTGAACACTGCCGGCGTGACAGGTCTAGGCTTCAAGGTTCGTGAGCCGAAGGGTGAGGGTGTCATGCGCCTTCGCGTTGATGGCAAGCCTGCCTACTACAAGATCGAAGACCTCGCTGTCTGGACGGCGATTGCGTCCCTTGGGCCACAGTCTCGCAATATGTTCGTCGAGGTCGGCTCAAAGCTGGCTGGCGTTCTGCGCTCTGGCATCACGCTATCGCCCTCATTCATGCTGCGCAACCTGTATCGCGGAAAGATTAGCGCGTTCGTCACTACCGACGCCAAGCTTGGCATAGGTATCGACAGCTTCAAGGGCGCAAAGGATGCGTTCCAGGGCGGTGAGGCAACGCGGATCATCAAGGTCAACAGCGGCATGGGTGGCTACACGTACGGCATGGGCGAGCGAGACTTTGCCAACGAAATCCGCCGCCGGTATCGCCGTGATGAAGGCGGTGGTTACGGCTTTATCCGCGACTGGGGTGACCGCTTCAAGGGTGTCTTGGTCGGCCTGGAGAAGATCGGCGAAGCTTCGGAATTTGCCGAACGTGTGAAGCTGTACAAAGACCTGGTTGCCAAGGGCGTGACTGAAAAGTCTGCCGCGTATGAGGCGATGAACCTCACGAACTTTGGCCGCAAGGGTGCTGGTGAGGGATATATCGGGTACGTAGCAAGCGGCCTCGTCCCGATGATTCCGTTCTTGAACGCCCGCATCCAGGGTCTGTACCGTATCGCTGAGAACCAGCAAAACGAGCCAACGATCATGGGTCTTCGCCAGCAGGTGATGATCCGTGGCCTGCTGCTCACTGCCGCCTCCACGCTTCTGTATGCACTGGCGGCGGACGATGACCGGTGGGATGAGGAGTCCACCGAGAACAAGATGCTCAACGACATCATCTACGTGGGAGACAAGACCATCCGTCTGCCCCGCGCCTTTGAAGTCGGAACGCTTTTTGCCTCCATGCCTATCGCCTTCATGGACTACGTGCGGGATAACGATGGGCAGGAACTTGGTCGGAAGGTGAGGTTTGCCTTCATGAGTACGTTCGCCCTTAACCCAGTCCCGCAGATGTTCCTGCCTGGGATAGGGGCAGCCGCCAACCTCAACTGGTTCACCCAGCGGCCAATCGACAACATGGCCGACCAGAACCTCCCGGAAGCTATGCGCTTTGATGGCAATACCAGCGAAATAGCCAAGGGCATTGGCAAGCTGGCGGACGTATCACCGAAGCGCGTGGACTACGTGATCGAGGGGTACATGGGGACTATGGCGGGGTACTTCACAGCCGCCGTGGACACGATCCTGGCCGGCGTGGGGACTATCCCCAAGAAGCCAGGTGGGGTGTTTGGCGACCCGTACCGGATTGCCGACACGCTGGGAGAGGTCAGCGGCGTGACCAGCTTTGTGCGGGACAGTGACCGGAACACCAGCCGCTTTGTCCGTGACTTCTATGAGATGAAGCGGGAGGCTGACCAGGCTGCCCGTGCCTACAAGGTCTTGCGTGAGAAGGGCGACACCGAGACGGCGCAAGAACTGCTCGAGCAAAACCGTGCGCCAATTGCTGCCCGTACCCAGCTTGGCCGGCTGTCGAAGCAAATGACCGACATCAACAAGCAGATCGCCAGGGTCGAAACAGATGCCAAGGCGACGCCGTCTGAGAAGACCTTGAAGCTGAAGTCGTTGATGAAGCGGCGCAAGGCCATTGCCAGAAGTGGGTACGAGTACGCCCGTGGCATCAAGATCGCCTCCACATACGACGATGAGGCCGATACGGAAGAGTAAAAAAGAACCCCCCGGAGTGGCTATCCTCCGGGGGTCTTTGCTATGCTTACCCACAGCATCGCACAGCGATTATGGGTACTGCCTGTAAGTGACTGAGCGGGAAAGAGTTTTCTCGTCGTGGACGCCTCCAACCTTGCCAAGGTCGAGGTCGGGGGTTCGAGTCCCCTTTCCCGCTCCAATCAATAACTTACGTGTGTTTTGCCACGAAAGTTATGGGATTTGGGGGTAGTTTCCATAGTCGGCGCTACCCCTGACTTCCCCTCCTCACAGCGAGCCGATGTTGTCGGCAACCTTGCGGAGATGCTTGGTTGACAAATGGGCGTACCGCTGAACCATGCGGTCGTCCGACCAGCCTCCCATCTCACGCACTGCTGCCGTGTGAGTCCCCTTCTGGATGTGCCATGACGCCCAGGTGTGGCGCAGGTCATGCCAGCGAAAGTTCTCAATACCCGCTCTCTTCAACGCATTTCTGAAGGCACGGGTTCCGCTGCGGTAAACAGGCTTGCCACCGTAGGCGAACACCCATTCTTCGTTGCGACCCTTGTCGGCATTGCTTTTCCTCAAGACATCCCATGCGATGTCGTTGAGCGGGATGGAGAGCGTTTTACCGTTCTTCATCTTGCTGCCGTCAATCGTCACCATCCGGTTGGGCAGGTCTACTTCCTCCCACCGCAGAAGGCGGACGTTCGAGTCCCGCAATCCTGTGGCCAGCGCGAAGGTCACCTTTGCTCTCAGATGGCGGGGCAGTTCGTCCAACAGCTTGCGCGCTTCAGACTTCTCAATGAACCGCACCCTCTTTGGCTCCTCCATCCTCTTGATCTTGGGGGCGACATCAATCCACTCCCAATCATCTCGAGCCATGTTGAGGATTGACCGCAGCACGGTCATGTAGCGATTTACTGCCGCTACGCCACGATCCTTCATCAACTCATCACGCAGGTTCGTAATGACACCCTTCGTGATCTTCACCAGAGGCCTGCCTTCCAGGAGCGCCTCGCCTTCGTGCTTCGTGGTTGTCAGGACATCGACGTAGTGTCGCTCCTGCTTTACCCACTTCCTTTCGGCGCGGCCCGCAAGCCACCGGTTTGATGCGTCGTTCCAGGTCTTCTTAACTTCGTCCATATACACCTCCATAAAGGCGGAGGCGTCCACCAGGTAATCATGCCAGTAGACGACAACCCTGTCGATTTAACTTAATTCAGTCACAGCAGTTTGGTGCCGTAGAAGCCGTCGCCCTGATTTCCGCCCAGGATTTCGCTGCACTCCTGGCTGCCATCAACAAAGAAGCCGACATGACCTTCACGCCGAAACAGGAGGTTTTCGTACAGGTTGCGGTAGACCTTGGCCTCAGCCTTCAGCTGGGCATTGACAGACTCCAGCCTGAGAATTTCCTTCTCCTGCTGTAGCTGTTCGATCTGCTTCCGGAGTTCTTCCTTGCGTACCATTTCAGTCTTCCTTGATTATTCGCGACGCTTGGCGTTGTCCCTAACGACGCGATAGTTGCGAGGGGCGTCCAGCCCAATCCGTGCCAACGACAACTCCTGGCCGTCTGCGCCAAGAACATGGCGGATGGCGATCAGGACAATGCGTAACTGGCCCAGCTGTAAGCTGTCATTCGTTGCGTCGAGCCGGTATTGCGTACAACCGTTGCAGTCAGTGACGCTCAATTGAGCGAACCTGTCGCGCAAGTTATCCACGATCCGCTCGACACGGATCATGTGTTCAAAAGTCTCTTCCGGCTGATCGGTGATCGCCTGCCCTCCATAAATGACAGACCCCACATTACGGGTCAGAACAAGCATCAGTGGTCCAATCTTCCCCAGCCGATAAGAAACTGCTTCGAGGACCACAGCCAGATGGCGGCGACCCACACCCACCAGGGCATCTGCGCCCAGTAGATGATCAGCAATGCGATAAGAAGGGTCATGTCACTCTCCTCGAGTGCATGGGGGTGGCATCTCACCACCCCCCTACGACGACGTACTTAGAACGGAACATCGTCATCAAGAGGATCGTCATCCCGCGCAGCCGGCCTGGCGGGTGCAGATGCACCATCAGCCTTCTTCTTCCACGCGCGGCCAGAGAAGAACTTCCCCTTTGAGCCGTCGATGACCTTGGCCTCGATGTTCAGCGTCTCGCCGTTCTCGAGAACGAATCGACCGCTGTAAGTGGGGACACTGTTTTCCTCCCAACCCTTTTCGCGGTAGAACTTCTTGCGCTCGTTGACGCGGTCATCGTCGTCCTTGAACAAGGAGAACGTATTTGGTTTTTGTTCGTATGCCATTCCTGGTACTCCGATTAGTCCAACTGGACGTTCTTGATGCGGCTGATGTGTGCGAAGTAGAGGTTGACGGCCTGGCGCAGCACACTTGCTACAGGGCGGTCTTCTACGATGGAACGCTCGCACAGCGCCCTATAGGTCTCGTCATCAACCGTCGTTTGAACTAAGCGGTTTTGACCCTCCCGTTTGATCTTGACCATTACTCTTTTCCTCCAATGAAACTCACGTTAAACGAAACCACTCCAGGGTTTCGGTAGTCATCCAACGTCTTGCCGGACTCCTTCAACAGCTTGTCGAGATTGATGTCGCTGTATAGCGTCTTGCTATTAACGGACCCCTTCTTGTCGATGCGCTGAAGCTTCACGCCGGCAGCCTCGAACGACCCGAACTCGCTCCCCAATTCCTTTTTCAGCGCATCGAACTCTTCACGGGTGGAGGCCGTCTCGATTTCGGCGGCTTTGAGTAGTGTGAATAACTCTGCAAATCGCCTAGCCTTTGGATGGGATAGGGTCAGCACCCCGCTTCCGAGATGCTTTGCTGAACGCTCACCGTCTCCAATTACCTCGAGGTACTCGGATCGGAACGCTTCAAGCTTAGGCAGGTTTGTCGCGAACCAGTCTATGTCCCGCGCCACTCGCTCCACCGTGAAGCAGTCCTCGCTTATATAAACAAAGAAATCCATCCAATCGAGGTCACACACCTCCATGACGTGCTGGACTTGAGCGTAGTACCCAGGCTTTTCGTACACCGAGTACGGCTTCTTTGCCCAATACGGACACTTGATTTCCAAGCCACCATTCAAGCCTATGAGGCCATCGGGTGATGCGCCGAGCCAGTCATACAGGTCGTGCTTGACAAGTCCGGTCTGCTCGACTGTCTGCATCTGGGTCTTCTCGTAGTAGGCGAGAGCGACTGGTTCCATACGCTCACCGTGGTTGGTGGCGGCGTTGCCCTGGAACTCCTTCTCAGCGCCAAGATGTTCACGAACCATCTCGCGCATGACATCTTCGCGTGTGGCGAAAGGGTTGACCCCGAGGATCGACCCGACGCGGCTGCCGGTGATTACACCGACACGCGCCTTGAACCACTCTTCACTCCGCTGTTCCATCTTCGTCCTTCCTGATCGAGGGCATCGGCCTCAGTTGGTGTAGTGAGCAGGTCGCACTGACGCAGTCCCTGACCTGCTCCCGCCACGTCCCTCTGCCTATCGGGTCATAGATGCACTCGCGGCACTTGGCGTTGATTGCCTGGCGCATCGATGGACGGGGAGGCTTTCCCTTGAGCGCCTCGCGCGCCTTTACCAGCCGCTCCTCCTTGGTCACGCCAGTTTCACTTTCAGTTCATCCTTCAAGAGGGTGAAGGTCTGAAGCATTTCCTTGTCGTTGCGGTTGTTGGCGTACTTGCTTGCCTTCGTGAATGAAGACTTCAGTTCAGCCAATCCCTTCGATGCCTGCATCGCAGCACGAAGTTCCACAACTGGATCGTATGGCAACTCCACTTCAGGCGCGGATGGATCAAAGGCCGGCACATCCTTTGCCGGTTCTGACTTGGATGCATCAGGCAGGTCTTCGCCTGCGTAGATGTAGTGGCCTAGTCCGAACAGCGCCATGGCCTTAACCAGGCAGCGCATCTTGGTGTCGTTGACGGCTCGAGCGTCCGGCTTCGGTATCGGCTTGTTGCGATGATCCATCACAGGCAGCCACATCACGCGCATGACGCCGTCGACCGACAGTGCGCAACGCACCTCAGCTGTGCCGTCCGGATAGTAGAAGACCTCACCGCCGCCATCGCCGAACTGATCGAACGAGAACTTGCTGTTGGGGAAGTTGTCCATCAGGACGCCCCACGCCCACGCCCAGCTGAGATAGCTGAAGCCATTCTTCTTTTCGACGTGTTCGTTGACGTTGATCGTGGACAGAGTGTCCCAAATCAATTTTGCTTTTGTGGCGACAGCATCTTTCACCGAAGACGGAAGGTGAATCGAGTTGATCGACGCGATGCCGGATGTCTGCGTTTCCATGTTCGTACTCCCTGGTTGCAGCATCAACATAGCGGCTTGTGCACAGAGATCAACTTTTGTGTTTCGCTGAATGGGGATTCTTTTCGCTGGTGTGACATTTATGTCACTCGCATTTGCGTACATATAAAGATGTGTGGAACGCTGTAGACCCTCCGGTGTAGAAATCGCATCGCCAGGCGTTGGTGTGGGGTTGTTTCCCGCAATTCTCTCGCCTATGTCTGGCACCGGACGGCTAGGTTCGCTACCGAAAAGCCATGTTCGCCTTGCGTGAAGACCCTTCCCGTATGGCCTGCCGTCCAACTTCTTGGCGAGCAGGCAATAGGTGCAGGGGCATTCAATGATTTCAGATACAGACGCCACCATCACGACCTGTGCGGCCACACGATGAGTGGCTGGTACAAGATGCATCGTGGATGGATGGATGACTCGCTGTTCGACGGCGACGCTTTCTGCAAACGCTCCGCATGGGAGTACCTGATCCACGAAGCCGCATACGATGACCACCATCAGTGGTTCAACGGCAAGCAGGTAGAGGTCAAGCGCGGCCAGTTCGTTGTGTCAGAACGCAAGCTGTCAGAGGCTTGGAGGTGGGATCGGCAGCGTGTTCGCACGTTTATCAGGCAACTCGAACGCGACGGAAAAGTAACCCGCGAGGTAACCCAGGGTGTAACCCAGCTAAACCTCCGGAATTACGAGCGTTTTCAGGGATGCCAACCCACCGATAAACCCAGCAGTAAACCCACAACTAACCCAGAACTAACCCAGAGCAAACCCACAACAGAAGAAGGGAAAGAAAATGAAGAAGGGAAAGAAGGAAAGAAAGTAGCGCGTGGGACGCGCCTCACCCCCGACTGGGTGTTGCCTGATGACTGGCGTGACTCGGCCAAAGCGGAGAAGGGTTGGTCTGATCACGACGTGTCGGCGGAAGCCAATCGGTTCCGCGACTACTGGGTCGAGAACACAACCAAGACTGGCGTGAAGCTGGATTGGAGGAAGACCTGGGCCAACTGGATCGACCGCAGCAATCGCAAGCCAACATCAAGTGCGATGGCGGGGATGTCTTTCGCTCAGGCGCGTGACCGCATCAAGGAACTCGAGCGTGAAACCGAGTTGATGCTGATCCAGCTTCCTGATAGGCCGTCTCTCCGCGAGAGATACATCAAGAGCAAAACGGATTTGGAAGACCTGCGCAAAGCGGTCGAATGGAAGGGACGCTGAAATGGATTTACGCGAACTCAGTGCGAAGCTGAACGACACGATGCTGGCCACACTGCGCCACCTACTGCCAGGCGGGGTGGTGAACGGAGCCGAGTACTGCGTCGGTGGACTGGACGGGACGAAGGGACAGTCCCTGCGTGTTCACATGAGCGGCGGCAAGGCTGGCGTGTGGTCGGACTTCTCAACCGGAGAAGCTGGCGGCGACCTGGTCGATCTGTGGATGGCGGCGAGACACCACTCGCTCATCGAAACGATGGATGAAATCCGCGCATGGCTCGGCGTAGAACGCCCCAAGTTCGTTGCGCCGAAGAAGGAATACCAGGCACCGATCAGGCCGGAGCGTATGCGCAAGGTCTACACAACACCTGTTCAGGTCTACCTCGAGAGCCGTGGCATGACCAGCGCCACCATCGACGCATTCCGGGTGGCGGCGGACGGTGACCGTGTCCTGTTCCCATTCATCGATGCGATGGGCGCGACGCGGATGATCAAGTTCCGCGACATCAACGACAAGAAGCGCCAGGGGCCAACTTCCGCAGGACAGATGCCGATCCTATTCGGGTGGCAGACCATCGACCAGAACACCCGCGAGGTGTGGATCACTGAAGGTGAGTTCGACGCGATGGCCGGCTACCAGTTGGGTGCGCCGTGTCTGTCCGTCCCTTTCGGAGGGGGCAAGGGCGCGAAGCAACAGTGGATCGAGAACGAGTACGACCACCTCGACCGGTTCGAGACGATCATTCTTGCGCTCGACATGGACGAGGAGGGCGAGGCAGCCGCTCGAGAAATTGCGGAGCGCCTGGGCCAGCATCGCTGTCTTCGGGTAACGCTGCCGCACAAGGACATGAACGAATGTCTGCTCGAGGGTGCGGACATTGCCGCCATCCGCAAGACAGCCAAGGCCTTCGATCCAGAGGAACTGCGCTGCGCCACCGAATACCGTGACGACATCCTGCGGGAACTGTACGACAGCCAGGACGATAAGCGCGGTTTCGCGCCTCTGCTCAACAAGCTTGATGGCCGCATCCGATTCCGCGATGCGGAACTGATCATCCTCAACGGCGTCAACGGACACGGCAAGTCCCAGTTGGCTGGGCAGTTCTCGCTGGACGCCATGATCCAAGAGAAGCGGGTCTGCATCGCATCGATGGAGATGCCCGCCCGACGCCTGCTCACTCGCCTTACCCGCCAGGCAACAGGCTTGAAGGATGGCCTGCCTACCCAGGGATACGCCAACGCCGTCATTGACTGGTATGCCGGGAGGCTGTGGCTGTTCGACCTCGTCGGCACGGCGAAGACCAAGCGAATGATGGAGGTGTTCGAGTACGCCCGCAAACGCTACGGGATCGACGTTTTCATCATCGACAACATGAGCAAGTGCGGCATTGGGGACGATGACTACAACGCCCAGAAGGCGTTCATGGAAAGCCTGTGCGACTTCAAGAACCAGACAGGAACGACCGTCTTCCTTGTAACGCATAGCCGCAAGGGCGAGAACGAAGATCAGCCGACCGGGAAGATGGATGTGAAGGGGAGCGGATCGATCACCGATCTTTCCGACAGTGTTCTCACCATCTGGCGCAACAAAAAGAAGGAAGAGAAGCTGGCCTCTCTGGCATTTACGCAAGAGAAGCCAGACGAAGACCTGATCAACACGCCGGACTCGGTCATCTACTGCTCCAAGCAGCGCAACGGCGAGTGGGAGGGCAAGGCTGGGGTGTACTGGAATGGCAATGCCATGCAGTTCACCAACAAGGCATCTGAGCGACCACGGATGTACGTCAAGTACAGCAGTCCCGCACCACCACGGACAGAAGAGGAAGAAGTGATATGAGCGACGACGAAAACAAGGTGGTGAACATCTTCTCGAGGAACGCGGAGCCGGACATCACCATCGGGCAGATTGCACCTCGCGCCGTACTCCAGGCTGCTCTCGATGCCGGGTTGTCGGAGGTAATGGTTCTCGGATGGGACGCTGAGGGATCGTTCTACATGGCCTCGAGCGAGGGTTACACGCCAGACCTGATCACCATGTGCGAGATAGCCAAGGCCAGTTACATAGCGGGGTATGAAGCGTGACATTGCAGCCACACCCACCTGAAGAAATGTTCGCGGAATCTATTCGCGAGGTTGCCAAGTTGCTGCAAAAGGCGGAAATCGATGTGGCAACAACAGAGGCTGATCTGAAGCGCACCGTCGCAAAGTCGATGCTCAAGGCAGAGTTGGATGGGAACAAGACCGCCGCTGCCCAGACGCGATGCGCAGATGAGGACGACGGTGTCTACGCGGCGCGGGTTGCGCACGGTGTAGCGAAGGGCAGCTTGGCATTCGCCAAGGCAGAGTTGAAGGCGCGTGAGATAGCTTTCGAGTACTGGCGCACAAAGGCCGCGACGCTGCGGCTCGAACGGAAGGTTTACTCAGCATGACGCAAGAAAAGGAAAACAAAATGGATGTAGTCGAGGTCATAGCGACAACCATGAACAACGTCAGCCAGATCATTCACGGAATGAATGACGAGGCCGGCTGGTGGACTGACCTGTCAACCGGCACCAGCATGAAGGGCAATCAACTCTTCGTCGCCAGCAAGTTGCTAATGATCCATAGCGAGATCAGCGAGGCGACAGAGGCGCACCGAAAGCACCTCAATGACGACAAGCTGCCGCATCGCAGCGGCGTCGAGGTTGAACTGGCGGACGCGATGATCCGCATCTTCGACCTTGCCGGCGCACTTGGCCTAGACCTGGGTTGGGCGATGATCGAGAAGCTGGCTTACAACAAGGAGCGCGCTGACCACAAGGTTGCGAACCGCGCATCCGAAGGCGGGAAAACTTACTGATGGATCGCGATCTGTACAGGAAGCTTGGCATCGACCCCGATACCATCAGCGACAGCATTAACTGCTGCCAATCAGACGCCGTCAGTGAGGACGACTGCTCCGCGTCCGACGAGTGCCATGCGATCTGTCACTGGCTGCTCGACCAGGCTGAATCGGCGCATGAGCAATACCTGAAGGCCATGAAGAACAACGACGAGTTGTCGGCTTATCGAATCAAGATAGGGGCGGCTGTCCTGCTGGAGGCGGCAGAGGCTATCCACTTGGGCGTACACCGAGGGTGAAGGGGCGGACACCTACCGCTGAAGAGAAACGCTGGATGGATCGGGCTGGCCAGGTTGGCTGCATCGCCTGTCATCAGATAGGCGTTCACCAGACGGAGGTGTCGCTCCACCACATCGATGGGCGGACAAAGCCAGGGGCGCATCTTCGGGTCATCCCTCTGTGCGGTAAGCACCACCAGAGCGGGGAGGGAACAGGGGACTTCATCTCCGTCCACCCATGGAAGCGCAGGTTCGAGGACGCATTCGGCACTCAAGAGGAACTGCTCGCCCAGGTGCAGCAGATTGTGGAGGAAATGGAATGAAACCCGTCAACGAGATTCTCTCAAGTACGCCGATGAAGAGGCCTCTGTCTGGGGTCGACTGCTCCCACGGCATCCCGATAAATCTATCTTGCGGTGCGTGTCAGGAAGCGTGGGCAGACAGCATCATGGCAGAACGCAAACGGCATGACGGGAACCACAAGCCGACCAATCCCAAGGACGCTGTCGGCATCAAGAAAGCGCCGCTCTCCACTGTCTCCGCCGTCGTGATGGCTGAGGTTGGCCTCGCCATGCTGGAAGGCGCGCTGAAGTACGGTCGCCACAATTACCGTGGTGCCGGCGTTCGAGCATCCGTCTACTACGACGCGACGATCCGCCACCTCTTCAGCTGGTGGGAGGGTGAGGACACAGACGCTGACAGCGGGATGAGCCACATCACCAAAGCTATTGCCAGCCTGACAGTGCTGCGTGACGCGATGATCCAGGACAAGGTCGAGGACGACCGCCCGCCAAGGTCTGGTGCGTTCTACAAAGACCTGAACACCAAGGCCGCTCTCCTGCTCGAGCGTTACGGTGACGTGCAGCCACATCACTACACGATCAAGGATGACGGTGATGCGTAGCCACTCTCAGAGCAAGGCGGACAGCTTCATGGAGGCTGTGACCAACACCGCCATCGGCTTTGTCGTGTCGCTGATCACCTGGCACTTCGTCGCAGCGTGGATGCAAATCCCGATGACCATGTCTAAGAACCTGATCATCACGGGCGTCTTCACGATTGTGTCGATTGCGCGTGGCTACGTTCTGCGCCGGATGTTTGATGGTCGGACGGTCTGGCAAGCAATCAAGGGTGGGTGTTTCTGATGGGCAAGATGAGTAGAGACAAGGGCGCTCTGTACGAGCGTGAGTTGGTCAACGAGGCCAAGAAGGCAGGCCTGTTCGCGCAGCGTGTGCCGCTGTCTGGCGCTACTAGCTATGCAAAAGGTGATGTCGAGATCACTCCTGGCTTCGACCCTAACGGGAAGCCGTGGGTGTTCGAGGCCAAGCGCCGCAAAGAACTACCCGTCTGGCTGCTCGAGGCGCTGGGTGAGAACCACGGCCTGATCTTGCGCGCTGACAACGAGAAGTCGGTTGCCATCATCCCGCTAACCACCCTGCTCGAGTTGATGCAGTGAGCGGGGCGCTGTTTGCGGACGGCTTCGAGGAAGCACTAGTAGGAATCGGAACGGCGTTCGACACAGACATCGCGGTCTATGACTTTGGCCGATGCGTGGATGTCCTGGTGCAGCGTGATGGCATGGACTACGAGGAGGCGGTTGAGTACATGGAATACAACGTCACTGGATCATTCGTCGGAGACAACACGCCCGTCTTCATCCGCTGGTCAATAGAGGAATACGAGCAGCTGTGAGGGGGGAGAAGAAGACCGCGACCAGGCCGGACAGCCTGATCTGGGCAGAAAGGGCGGCGGATCGTCGCACTCATAAAGAGCGTATGGATTACATCGACAACAATGTGCCGGCATCTCACCACGCTTTGGTTCGCGATCTAATGGTGTGCTTCCTTCCGACTCATGTGCTTGCACTTCCAGACAAGGAAAGCCGCAGAGCGTATCTCCTCGATATCCCATTAGATTGCGACCCGTCTTGGGCGAGGTCTATGGTCGAGTGCCAGGTTCAACACCTATGGAAGCAACGAAAGACTAGCAGTTGAAGGTCGTTCTAACCCGCAGCGAAGTCCGCATTTGCGAATGGCTTGGCGAGCAGCGCCTGGTGATCAACAAGAAGCGCGGCATCAAGGACGCCCGGATCGGGCCACAGTCCAGCCTTCAGACGGATATCGACGGGTTAAAGGGTGAGTTCGCTTTCGCCAAGATGTTCAATCTCTGGCCCGACCTACAGCTGGGTCAGCGCCCGCTGCACGATGTCATGTCCCCCTTGGGGGGAGTCGATGTCAAGACCACGCGGCACAAGGGCGGGCGTCTCTTAGCTACTAAGAAGAAGCAGGCGATACCGGCGGACTGGTATGCCCTGATGTGGTTGGAAGACGACAGAATCGTCCACTTTGTCGGAGCATCCACAGCCGGCCAGTTGCTTGATGACGCGAACCTTCGCGACCTTGGCTATGGTGAAACATACGCACTCGATTGGGGTGGTCTGGTGCGACCGGAGGCGTTCCAAGGCCTCCTAGCCAGCGCCATCGTCTAGGTGCGCAGCGGTGTCCACGTACCCGCCAATGATCTTGAGTACTTGGGGAACCGTCTTCGCACCCAGGGAGCGCATGATTGCATACAGTTCAGGATTATCTGACAGGTTGACGGTGGCGTAGGACTTGCCAGCATC